TATTTCATGAATAAGCCCACTGAAGAGCGTTGCAAAGATAAAAACATAAGTCATTTATTATTATATTCCATCAGAAGCTCCAGCTTAGTCTCAATCCGAGCGAGTCGGTCAGACATTTCTGATAATCTATTTGCTGATCCAAGAGGCAAAATTTCTGAAGATTCAAGTCTATTTTCAACTGCGGAGACGCGAGATGATATGTTTGATCCAAACCATATACCACCCCCGAGTTGGATGAGAATGATAACAACGGTGGCAATAGGAAGATTGATACTATCCATGGGTTTACCATTTAACCTTATCTGCCCAGTAGGCTGCGGACATCTTGCCTCTTTTAATATTCTTGGCATGACGAGCCTTGAAAGACTTTCGACGATTACGAGACGAGTCAGACTCGCCTGTTTTTCTAGGTGAGCCGCTGACACCTTGCTGTCCGAACCGGATAAGTTTTACTTTGCTACCCTCCTTGGCAAGAACAGCATGAGATTTTTTTGGGTGGCCGCGAGTCCGCTTCGGTTTATTGTATCCGGAGAACTTCTCGCCACGATAATCAATAGCCATCAGCCGTACTGGACAGCAACGGTAGAGGCGGTGGTTGGCATGACTACTGTAACTGCGCCGTCAAAACGTACCCCAGAATCAGCAATATAAATCTCGGCGTCTGCTACGCTATTAAATTTAATCTTTGTGGCGTTTTCGTCTGAAATAGTAAAAACACCGACACCAGTAGCATGGACTCCCTGAATACGTGTGTCAGACAACGACACATCATTCTGTACTTTTAACATGGGTTTTGTAAGACCGGCAGCATCCCCCGTGGCAGTTGCTGCTGCATAAGCATAATTGATATTTGTTGACATTTAATTCTCCCGACCTGACAGGTCTTATAAAAAGGGGAGGCCAGTTTCCCAGCCTCCCCGATTATCACACACGGAAATCCGCTTAACAAGCAGCGATTAGCTACCTGCCGAGCCGAAGTAACCGCGCCAGTCAGAGACACCGAAGCTGTAACGCTCCCGAGCCTTGAACCGAAGGTTACCCGTGTCGAAGTCTTCTTCCATCTTCGTCTGAAGCGGCGTACGGTTGAACATTTTCGCACCGTTCGGCACATCAGTCTTGACGAAATAGCCGTTCGTGTCGGTGAAACGACGGTTGACGAAGTAACCACCCGGAACAGCACCCATCGCACGAATGGCGTTGATGTCGTTCTTGGCAAAGTTATTCGCGCCGTTCGTTGAACCCGGCGACATGAGAATCTTCTCAGCGGTAAACTGGAGGGCCGGTGGGATGTGCAGAGACGTCGCACCCGCGCCGATCAGAATACCACGATCATCCTTGATAAGCTGGATGTTCGTAAGAATAGTCTCCATAGCTGCTTCTGAAAGATCAGCAGCGGCGGCAAGGTTAGACTGGGTACCGTCACCGATGGTCGGATGATCGGCACTGAAGAATGCCTGACCGTCACCGATGGCAAAGTCACCAGCCGCGAAGCCGTTGTTGAAGATGTCGGCAGCTTTCACCTGCTTGGTGTTCGCCATCGCACGGGCCAGACCACGGGCACGAACCTTCGAGAAGGTGTCATACAGATTGTCTTCCATCGCTTCCTCAGTGACTGAGAAGGCGAGAGCGACAGTCTCGTGGTTGTAACGTGCGGTGTACGATTCCTGTGCAGTGTCAAACTGAACAGCCGAACCTTCGGTCTTGGTCGGAGCCGAGCCGAAGCCGGTGAAGAGAACTTCCTCTTCAAAGCTGCGGTCCGAGTTCTCGATGTCGAACAGAGGAACATTCTCGTCGTTTACATCACCATACTCAACACCGAAGACAGCGTTGAGGCCGGGGAGCAGTTCCTTTGCGATATTACTGCGGTTAATAGCCATTGTTAATTACTCCCCTTAGTTTTCATCATGCGATGATACATCGGCATCTACATGCTGAACGATACGGACTTCAACCTTCGGATTCGCATCCGAGAAGGCGTTACCCGGCTCGTCGTAGATGTCGAGGACACGCACCATGCCAGTGGTTTCCTGACGGGTGGCTGCGATAATACCAAAGCCGGAAATACCGGTCACGGCAGAACCCGCACCAAGCGTCACGTCAAAGTTCAGGTTGATGTCGCCAACAGACACGGAGGCGTCGGCCTGAACAATGTAGGTAGCTGCCGGATCGTCAACGACAAACGCCGTCACGTTGCCAACAGCCGAAGAGACACCACTCGGATAGTAGTTCGAGAAAGTGGGCTGCTTCGTTACAGGGTCAATGTACTCACAACCCTGAAAGGCACCCGTGCTGTAGCTTCCAGCAGAGGTGATCGGTTCAATAAAGCCACCGTCCAACTTAACGAGGTCACCGTAGAAAATGTTGCTGCCAAAGGCGTTGGCAACACGATAACGGCTGGAACCGGTGCTGTTCGCACCAGACCCACGACGACGCGAGGGGACGAAGCCATTAAGTGCTTTCGACAAAGCCATAATGATACTCCTTAGTCGTTAAAGGAAGGCGTCCTTCCCTTAGTTACAGATGACTTGGAGGTGTTATGGATTGGCATTGCTGAGTTTGACTGACGCATCAACTGAGCATTTACGTTATCCATCATCGTCCGGGATCGGTTCTCGTAGAACTCCTGTCTGCTTTGCATACGCTTGGCAGAAGCTTTTGCGAGAGCAACGTCACCACGGACAATGCAACCTTCAAATCGGCCCTCGTCCACGACACGAGAATTAGCCATCATTTCTGGTACATCATTCGGTTCGACAAAGGACCACCCATCATTCTGTCGGTCGCCTACGTTCTTATAGTCGTCCTGTCCGTTGATCATAATACGGACCCAGCGAAGTACTAGACCTTGATCTTTGAACCGGTCAATTACAGAATCGGGAATTGACAACCAATTAGGTTCGGTGAACTCATCATCAAATCGTTCTTCGGTCTTGCGACCACCATCAACTCGACTTGTACGTGTTTTACTTTCACTCATGTTTTCGTCCTCCGCGTTAACCGACATTGATGGACGTATAGTCGCCCATCGCCGTCGCTTTTTCGGCCTTCGCCTTTTCTTTGGCGTACCGCTCAAGTGGGATGTTCCACTTCTTGGCAAGTTCGATATCGTCACGGGTCAACTTAACCTTACGATTACCTTTCTTGCCGCCGGTAGAATCGGGAGACTTACGCGACTGTCCCCCTACCACTTGCTCCTTCGGTGACGAGGCAGGAGCAGCCCCGAACTTGTTAGGAAGTTCAGCACGTAGTCGCCGATCAACTTCCTGATAGAAATCTGTACTTCCTGTGTCCCAGCCTTCGTTCTTTAGTTGGGCATCAACTGCAAGTGCCGCCGCCGTTGCTACCTGATCCTGACCGAACCACTTATTGTTTTCGGCCCACTCAATGGCACCATCGTCTGGCTGTGGCTGTTGTTGGACAGCAGCTATCTGATTATTATAGGCTTCGGCCTGTTTTACAAGGTCGGTAGAATACTTCTCAACGTCTTGACGACCCTGCCGGACCAAGCTGATATTCTGCTTGGCATCAAACATAGCTTCTTGAGCGGCCAACATAGCTTCTTTGTCGCCGTCATCGTAAGCCCGGAGATATGCCTGACGGGCCATCTCAGACTTTTCCTGAAGCTGTCGTTCAGTGACGTCATAGTTTTTCTTAAAGACTTCGGCATTTTTCTGCTCCGTATCTTGCAGTCGGGCCTGTAGTGCGGCCAGTTCCTGCTGTTGGGCAATGATCTGCTCTTCGCGTTCCTTCCGCTGCCGGACTAGCTGTCGGATTCGTTTTTGTGCCCCGTCGGTGTCAACACCTTCAAGTTCTGGAGCAGCTTCGACAGGATCAGGATCGGGGGCGGACTCGTCCACCTCGACGAAAGCTGTATCATCTTCAGACTCATCGACAGCCTGTACAGGTTCAGCTTTCTCTTCTGTCTCCTCAACTTCGTACTCTACTTTGTCGTCACCGTCTCGTGCGGCTTCGACATCAACTTCATTCCAGTCATCATCGGCCATGACCGATTCCTCCATAGTTTACGCCTATGAGGCGATGTTAAACATCGGATCAACATCCGAGGGGTCTTCAATCTTCATGATGATCTGGTCATCATAAAGCATGATAAGGTTTACGCCCTTATATCGAAGTTTGTTCCCGTTCATCTTTCCGTAGCAGACAAGGTCTCCTACCTGACACCACGGGCCGAGCGGGAACTTCTCGTCGTCCCGGTAGGCAAGATCACCGACAGCCAGTACACGGCCAACGGTGGTCAGGTAGTTGATATCGTCCTTGAAAGAATCGGGGAGTAGGATCGAACCCTTCGTCTTGCCCTGAACTTTCAGAGGCCTGATGAGGAGTCGGTATCCGGGGATTGTGGGGAGCGGGGACGGGTCCGCAATGTCTTCGTCCTGTTCACAGTCGGCATTACTGATGGCACCTGCCATTTTTGGTTCCATGACCATTAGTCGTCTTCTCCTTCCGCTGTACGTTTCTGGATTTGTGCGACCAAATCCCGACACCACTTCAGTCCTGAGATGGTGCCTACGTATTGACGATAGGCAGAATAGTCCTCTGCGCCATTGGACCCAAGGAGTTTTTCGTACTCCACAATCTGGGCTTCTATTTGTTTCTTGATGTCTTCGAAATACATGGGTTCTCCGTTACGTGGGGAAGACGAGGGGGTAACTACTTACCTTTCTTGATCTGGTAAGTAGACTTGTCGGAGTTCCGAAGAACTTCACGCTCCGCACGGACACTAAAATCGCTCTGCGGAATCTTGGCGGTGTCGCCGTATGATTTGCCTTTACCTTTTGCCATGGTGATCTCCTTATCCTTGACGGGCGTCACGGTAGCCACGATAGGACCGCATACTGCCGCCGCCTGACCGTGTCATAACATTTAGTTCTTTACGCGCTGTATCTTTCTGCTCTTTCGTGGCGTTATCTAGCACACGCTTTGCATAATTTTTGTCGAACTCGTTGCCATCAGGTGTCGTGTTGATACCCATAGCTTCATTAACGTCTGCTTGACTTGGTTGTTTATCGGCCATCAGGCTACTCCATTCTTTGGCATTCTGGCGGCACCGTATCCACGACACAGTCGTCCGCCCTTTGCTGCTTTTAGTGCGTTCGCCTCTGAGTTGGCGATTGCATATGCTTGTTTAGGATTCGTGACTGTCTTGCCCGAACCACCCGACTTCAGACGACCTTCGGCAAACTCACGCATGACCTTTTTTATCTTTGCCTGTCGTTTCTTTTTTGCCATATTACATGCGGTCGTAGACGCCCATGACGCCGTCGCGAATACGACCACCATCGGCATAACCGCCGGGGGCACGACTGGCTGCGTCGAGAAGCTGCTGTGTCCGAATTTGAGCAGGAGTCATGTTCATGGCCGGACCTTGCGGAGCCTTCGGAAACCGAGTTGCAACACCAATTGGATACTGCGTCTGGTTTGTGGCCTGTCGGGCTTTCGACAGATTGCCAATACCGATGCGGTTTAACAGGGCACGGAGACCTCCTAAACGCTGTGCTGCTTGTGCACCTCGAACTACACCGGCTGCACCGGGAGCAGCCAACAAGCCAAAATTAACAGCGGCTTTTTCATCTTCTGACATCATCTGATTTCCAACACGTCCGCGATTAGCACCGCGTTCACGATCTATCTGTGCCTGAATCTGAGAATTAACTAAGGCAGACCGGGGTTCAGCACCTTCCGGTCGCATATTGGCCGCACCTGATGTTCCGGCCATGTCTCGAATCATTCGTGCATATGCTAACCGCTGTTCAGGGGTAAAACCGGCAATCATTTCATCATCTGCCAGTCCTGCCGTCGAGACAGCCGTTCCCGGAACACCTGCTTCGTCCTGCCGCGTCCGCCCCTGCATAACAGCGGCCTGATCAATCATCGTCTGAATTTCGTTGGCACGGGCATAGGGAACCGATTCAAACTGCATCAGTTCGGCATCAGAAAGGCTTTCTGTAGGAACAGTCTGCGGAAATGTCTGGCGCGGGGCAGGAGCAGGAACAACAGGCTGTGGGACCGTCGGACGGGGTCGAGGAACTGCTCCAGATGTATCGGGCATCGGAACCATCGGCGGATACTGCTCCGGGGTCATGGAGGCTACCGTCTGCTGGTCGTATGCTTCCATGACACGATCAGCAAGTGCGGGATCAAAACGAATTGCTTCTTCGAGCGAGGAGTATTGTTCTGGATTATAGAACATCTCCAGACTAGTCCGAGTCATCGGATCGAGTTCTGCCAGAACATTGGTAGCCTGACGTGTCTCGTTTGCGCTACGCCTTGCGCTGCTCTGAGCAGACTGCAACATGCTATCGAAGAAATTAGAAATGTCGTCTTGAATTGCCATGATTATACTCCTTAATCAAAACTTTATTATGAAACACCCTGCTTGGCAAGGTCAGCCAGTAGTTCGAGAGCATGTTGAACCGATTCTTCATTTCGGTCTTTTTCCTGCTGATCTATGCTGGTATTTATTTTAACTCCGTCTCGGAAAGCATCCGCTAGTTGTTTCTCGTCTTGTAGATCGAGTTTACGATTCTTGATAGCAATGTCGGCAGCATCCTTGGCTGCGTCGATGCCCAGACGTTCTTTCTCCATCTGTAGTTTTTCCATTTCTATCTGGAGAAGCTGCTGTTCCGGACTACCCTGATCGGCCACGGCTTGATTAGCCTGAGATACCTGCGCGGCGGCGTCAGCAATAATTGCCTCCTGAAGACCCTGCTGGACAGCCATCTGGTACTGTTCCTGCGGCACCGTCTGGGCAACAATACCTTCAACCTGCGTTTTGTACCGCATCATGGTGTGTTCGCGGATATTGGCCTGAATAGCCGGAACGTACTGTTTCATGGACTCTGCCCCGCCAGAAGTTGGGTCTTGCAAGAACAGCGTCTTTACCTTGATGTGTGCTTCGTGATCCTGACCGGGAAACGCGGCAATCGGCATTCCTTTTGTCGCCATCAACAGGTCCGACATCGGGTCGAGAGGCTGTGCCTGTTGCGGCGACGTGATGATCTGGTCAATGTTCGGGAAGTCTGCTGCCTCAAGAACCTGACGGACAAGTTCGCGAGTGTTGAACGTACCTGCCGGTGTCTGTGCTGCCAACTGGAGGGCCAGACTTGCCAAGGACAGGCGGTGGGCACGGCTCGGGATGTTCGGGTCCGAGACGGGGAGAACGTCCACACGACCATCAAAATCCTGCTGGAAGATGGTCATGTCACCTTCCGGCGTGGCGTACGGGTAGCCGTTCACCGGGACAAACGTCTCATTGATCTGGGCCAGAATCTTGAACTGCTGACGCTGGGCGTGGTGGAGACGCTTGTGGACTGCTGTGAAGAACTTGGCTGATGCTTCTAGCAAGGCCATGGTTGTCCCGACAGGACCGTAGTTAGTCGAATCATTGATGACCTGATCAGTCTGATCGGCAAACTTTTCTGCCGCACCGGAGACAAAGCCGAGCAGCTGGAAGAGGGTGTTGGAAGGTTCCTTGTACGGCAGGTTGACGATGGCCTTGTTCAGGTCCATGCCGAGTGCCTCTACTTCCTTGAACTCACCGGGGCTGATCGGGTCGTTATCACCGACAACCCGGACACCCTTTGCCTTGAAGCCGCCGGGAAGGTTGGCGAACTGACCAGCATCGACCAGTGCCCTCATGGCTGACGTTGCCGTCATGGTCAGGTTCCCGATCAGGTGGATCAGGCCGAGGCCGTAGAAGCCGAAGCCGGGGACAAACCGATAGTGGGTGAAGTGGATCATCTTCTCAGCGCGGGGGTCGTCTTCACGATAGTTGCGACGGAGAGAGAGGACCTGACGCGAGGACTCCTCGACTGTCACGATGTAGGGATACGGCATGTCGTCGTCTTCGAGTTCGAGGAAGACATGCTGTTCTAGGAGGGTGTACTCCGGGTCTTCGGAGTTGTTGCCGCTGAGTCCCATGATCTCGTCAATCTTGGACGAAATCTCATTGTCTGATCTGCCACTGTCCGGGCTGTCGGACAGGTCTTCGACATCGCGGTACATTCCTGCTGCGATGTCGCGGCGGATATCGACCGGCGACTTGTAGATGATGTGGGTGTACCGGTCGGCACGACGAAGATCAGTTGCCGAGTAGTTGACGTAGAACTGATCAATCGGGATGTGTTCGGCAGTTGGTCGTTCCAGACCGCCGTCGTAGTACATCTTGACGATTGCAGAGCCGACAATCGGGAAGTGGAAGAGCATCCGCTCCATCTCGTCGAAGTATTCGGGCATCATCTCGGTCAGTTCATAGTTCATGAACCGTCGGACACGGTTGGACTGCTGGACAATCTGACTGTCAGGATCACCGATGATCTGTGTACGGACAGGACCGTTGGCGGGGAGAATCTCCTGAGACGCCTTGGATTGGAACTTGACTGCTGATTCGATGATCAGCGGGTGTGTTGCTGCACACGATCCATCGAATGCTGTACCGGTCTCCTCGAACTTCAGGCCCAGCAGGTCGAGGCCACGGGTCAGTGTCTCGTCCCATTCGGAGCGGCTGTCCTTGTCTGCCTCGAATCCTTCGATGACACGTTCTGCAATGTCCGACAACTCTTCATCACCAAGATACTCGGCAAGGTTGGCGAAGTGCGGGATTTCAATTTCTACTGCAACTTCTTCCTGCATAGCCGCCATGAACGCCATGTCGTCGGGGGACATCCCCTCGACAAGGATGTCCTCCATTTCCATTTCAACTTCGGGGAGACCGTCTTCCATTTCCAGTTCAATACCCGGAGGAAGCATCGGGCCATAGTTTTCAACGAGTGACATCAGATTGCCTTCGGTTCGTGTTTGTTGGATCGCTCAACGACAGAGCCGCCTTTCTTGAACTGTTTAATTTCACTGATCCGGGAAATTGGAATATCCTTGCTAGTTACTCCGTAGACTTCTTCTCCAGAATGTTTTGAATACCAACCATCATCAGGATCATATTTAATTTTTATAACTACATCATCCGGTGCGTTTCTATATCGCATATCCGGGGCGGAGGAGGCGTGTACTCGTTCATAGAAACTGCTCGGGGTAAACTTACCACTTTTTTGGGCTTTGTCAAATTCTTCTCGGGAGACAACTCGGTAGAGAGCTTCCGGGGGTTTTCCGTCAGATGTAAGGAGAGAAGGCTGCATGGTGTCCCCTATGTTTATAGGCGGTCCTTCACGAAATTCAATTGCTTCTGTTACTTTTGTTTTAGGATTTTTTTTCTTAACATCTTTGGCGCTGAACGGAGATTGAAGTACACTCGAATCTTTTGTCGCATAAATATCAGACGAATAAGACCAGTATCGTGGATCGTCAGGGCCGGTAATTAATGCAGCTGGACCGGTATCATATACATTCCGCACAACCAAGACTTCTCCCGGACCTAAATTTTTTGCTTGACGGTCAAACTCAAACTTGTCAAAAGACACAGAAGAACTGCCGGGACCGGGCCAAGGGTTAGCTTTATTTTTTCGTGTATGTCTATCTTCATATTCAATCAGTTTTTTAGGTTTTACGACAAACGGCGCGATGGCACTCCGAGGGCTAAAAAAGTCGTCCGTTATTGGTGCATAGGAATCCGCAACGTGGGGACTATCTGACATAAAGGTTGCATAGTCGCCTCTATGTTTTCCGGATAACGCAGCATCTTCTATATCATCATGTAGATGTATTCCTCTGTAAAGAATAACCGGATCACCTTCGGATGTTTTCAAAACGTCTTCGTCATCAATATTTATGCTTCTTAAACCCTGCTTGTGTTTTGGTAGATTTTCTCCAACTTTAGCTGCCCCCATTGCCAACCCACGAGTTCCTGTAGCAATTCCGGCAAGTCCTCCGGCTGGTGTATAAGTTAGCGCAAGGTCCGCAGCAGCCCGACGCAGTTCATCCATGTCTTGAATTTCACCACGGGCGACACGGGCTGGTGTTTCACCAATTGAAATAAGATCACGCACAAATTCTGGGTAGGCGAAATATGTCTTATCTGTTGTCTTATCTACCGCAAAAGGAAGAATAGACATATATTCAAGATTAGGGTCTCGTTGCGGAATAAGGCTATTCATATAGCGGATGTCGTCGTCGTCAGCCACCCTTCGCCTCCAACAGTGACAGGCGGACCTGTAGATCGTGAATGGTGTGCATCAGGTTTTCCCTGAGTTGTTGACGAGCAATGGCGTTATCCGGTGATGGGACAATCTGTCCGGCGGGGGTGACCAGCTGCATCATCCGTGATTCTACCTGATAGAGACGGTTTTCCAACTCATTTAACGACATCAGCAGATAGCCGACTGCTGCAAAGAGCAGTGGTGCCGTGGTTGTAATAACAGATTGAAGATTAAATCCCATGTGGAAATTATACGGGTGGTCAGGGCAGTACCCAATAACCGCCCCGCCGCTTTCGAGGCTGGTCGTCTTCCCACTCCGGATCGTCGGGGTGTTCGACTCGCCATGAATCCTTCATGTAGAGAACTGCCATTGCCATGGCGTCTACCATGTCGTCGTGCTTACCGCCGGGGAAGCGTAGTGCCTGATTGAGTAGGTCGTCTGCCCACTGCCGATCCGAGGGTATCCAGACGCGACCAGACTCCATCAGCGGGGTTACTGCGTTGACACGAGATACTTTGTCTCTGTCAGGATTGTATTCCATGATTGGCAGTCCGGCACGGCGCAGGTCTTGAATCAGCGATTGACCCGATGCTTTCTTCTCGACAATCATCAGATCAGGTCTGTGGTGGTCGTACTCCTCCTGTGCAAGGGCACGTAGTTCTGGATACTCCCATCGCCCGTGTTCGTTTCCGAGCAGGATTATGTTGGCGACAATATGTTCCAGTCCTGCCGAGTCGGTCTGGGCTTGATGAAATATGCCCCATGTCTGGATTACCGATTCGTCGGCAGTCTGTCGGGTGCTGAAGGCGGTGTCGAGTGTCTGGACGACAAACTCACAGGCGGGTGGATCGCTGTCCTTCCACGGCTGGAGGTAGCCCATCTTGATGATACCGCCGTCGTCGGGCGTCGGGTTCTGCATGTAGAGCGACTGCCAGTACTTTGCACCGTTGTTCGACCTGATTTCTGCCTCGTCCTGTCGGAGCAGTTCATCTGTCTTCCACTCGGGGAAGTACGACGACCCGACTGGTAGTCCGAGGAGATCAGATGCCTCGTCATCGACCCATGCAGGTATCTTGATGACCTTCCACTTCTGTGTCTCTACCTCTTCATTGCCCTGATTTCGGAGGAGCCACCCGCAGAGGTCGTCGTCGTGGTAGCGGGTGTTGATGATGACGATGGAACCACCGGGCATCAGGCGGGTTCGGAGGCCTGACGGGTACCAGTTCTTGATGTATTCACGTCCGGCGTCGGAGAAGGCGTCCTCTTCAGACATGGCATCGTCGATGATGGCTACATGGGCACCGCGACCGGCAATCTGGGACTTAACACCAGCCGAGAAGTACGATCCGCCCTTGTTTGTCTTCCATTTACCCGCAGCCTTGGCGTCTTTCCGGAGTCGGACCCCGTCAAATACCTCCTCGAACTCCCCAGTTGCTACCAGATCGCGGACAGACCGGCCAAAGTCCGAGGATAGCTGCTCATTATGGCTGATGGTAAGGATTTCATGGGCAGGATTGCGTCCCATATACCACGACGGGAAGAGTCTGGAGGAAATTAGGGACTTGGACGACCGTGGTGGGAGGAAAACCATGATGCGCTGTCCGCCCTGATCGACACAACGCTGCAATTCACGACAAATAATGTCGATATGTCGCCCCCATTTGAAGTCCGGGACAATCAGCGGGGCCATCATCCTGACGTACGAGGCAAAATCGTCGTGTGCCGCCTGTGATGCACGGGCTTTTAGTAGTGCCAGAGCAACTTCTGGCGATGCCTCAGTGCTTTGTAGGAGCGTTGATGGCTGCATCAATAATACCCTGATACTTGGCGATTTCGGCGTCGAGTTGCTCCGCAGACATGGTGATCTTCTGTTCAATCATGGCCTTCTCGACGAACATGCCGAGATGTTTCCCCAGATTCTCCAGTGCACGGTTGGCGTTGGTGAAATCTTCCGAGGCCATTGCCTGATTGTAGGTGGTAAGAAACTTTTCGACGATGTCGTCGATGTTGATGACTAGCTTTTCCATTGCTTTTTCCCTGATGTGTTCGACAAAGGCGTTGATTTTCGGGACCGACAACAGTTCTTTGGCCTTGCCGCGAATCTGAAATGGCTTTTTGCCGTTGATGGAGTACCCGGCATTTATGTATGCGTTGTAGGCATCGCCTGTCTCTATGAACTCATAGGCAAATTTATACTGCATAGGCGACAGACGAAAGGGGAGAACCGACATCTGCATACGACGACGCTTATCCTTCGGGTCGTTGAAGGCCTGTGGTCGCGACATAAACTCGGGCAGCTGGTTGAACTCCTCATCCGTCTCAAGACGGCGGCGTTCTGCCTCGATAATCTTTGGATCATTGTCGTCGCCGTAGCGGCCCTTGGAGATGCGATTGCTCATAGACTGAGGATATCCTGATGGGACGACACAGACAAGGAAATTGCGGGGCGTATATTACACAAAACTGATGTAATACCAAGTCTGATTTTTCTGAAAAATTTTTCTGAGGCCCCTTTTATATATATATAGGGACGGGCCAAATTTTTCCCTCCCCTCCCGAAAAGAACAAAACGTGAACAAAATGCGGCGGTCTTAGAACAATTCTAAACTAGCCAAGGCACATCTTCACCGGCCAGTCAACCATTATTTTCGACGGCGTCTGCCACGGATCGACGCGCCGGGTCAATCGAATTGTTTTATTGACTGGATAAAAAATATCTGAGGCTGCTCCGGAAAAATTTTTTATTTTTATTTGATTTAATTATTTGGTTGTGATCTAAGGGGTTTGCGTTTCGGAGTTCTGGCAGTGGCCGATCCGGAACGGCCTTCGATGTTGGACATTGTGAATACAAACTAAGTACCCGGATCGCCGGGGTACGACGCATTCCGCGTTGGCCTTTTGTGCGGTCCGGTAATATCCATTGAGGAGAACAAAAATGGATATGATCAAATTCCCTACCGCTAACGTTGCCGAAACCTTTGGCTCTCTTGATGACCGCCTTCTATTCGACGTGTATTCCACGCCGGTTGAAATAAATGGTCGACAAGCGTTGCGGTCACCCTCAGGACAACAGCGCGTTGTCTACCGTGAGGTGGATGGGTTCGAAGGGTCCGACTATATCGCTCTTGGCGTTGTCGGCGACGATTATCCGGTCAAGTCACACCGGGAATATTTCCCGGCGCTACTGGATGTGTTGCACGATACCTTGCCGCGTGAATTCGTGGCAGGTGCTACCGTGCATACTAAGGTGGCTCACGACGGCGCATTTGCCTTGCTCGATGTTGCCCTGCCTAACAGCCGGGTAACGATTGAAACAAGGCAAGGTTTCCGGACGGATATCGCCATGCGTTCGATCATGTGGCACGGCCTCGCCGGGACGCATTCGAACAACGTTCTATTCGGCAATATTGATTTCTTTTGCACGAACGGAATGATTGTCGGCGATTTCACCCGGGTAAAGCGAAAGAACACGAAAAACTTTTCGCTCACCCGGTTTGCACGTGAGGTCGAAGTAGCGACCGGCGCTTGGTACGAACAAGCCCGAACGTTGCAGATCATGGCAAATACCGTGATCACGATTGAGCAGGGACGCCAAGTTATCAACGATATACTTGGTAACACCGACCCGGCGGATCGTAAAAAGCAACGCGACACCAAGGCGGACAAAATGTTTACCTTGTTCGTTGAGGAAGCTCAGACGCGCGGCGCGAACGTGTTCGCTCTGTTGTCTGCCTTCACCAACTACTCGTCGCACACGGATAACGGTTTCGCCTTACGCGATACCGGGTCCGATCACGGCGCAGTCACCATGCTGAACCGTGAGGTCGAAGTTGCACAATGGATTAACAATCCAGCGTTCACCTCGCTCTATCGCGAAGCAGCCTAGTGGTTGCGTTGTTCGAACTGGTAATTATTCTAGGGGTTGTCACGCTAATCGCGTGGCGACTTCTAGTTTAATAGGGGAAAACAATGGAAACAGTGATCCAAATTCTGGACCTGCTTCTAGCAGTGTTCGGATAAAATTAGGGGCAGCCTTCGGGTTGTCCCTTTTTTTTGTTCTCATTTGTTCTTGTTTTGTTCTTTTTATTTTTTTTTCAGCTTGTATATATCCCACCCCGCCAGAGCAGTGACCAAAACTATTTATATTATTCATTCGCCAGAGCAGTGACCAAAAGAACAAAACGTGAACAAAATACAGCAGAAGAACAAAACGTGAACAAAACGAGGCAGGTGGAACAAAACGTGAACGTCCAAAAATCAAGCAAAATATTCATATTGAGACAATATGTCGCAGCTTTCCTCTGCATATTGTCACGCATGAGTCAATAAGATTCGATATGCATTCCGTGCATGGCTGGGTTTCCTTCTTTGCATTTGAACCAGACCCACTATTCAGCAACTATAGTCCCACAAAGCGCGGCAATTCCGTCGCGTTCATACCTTAGATTATAGGGGCATCCCAAATGTACAATCTTTCCGGACTATCAGACGAACTCGCAACAGCCTATCGCACCAAGCCATGGCACGACAAAAAACCGGCCCAACTGTTGGGCGTATCAAACGACGCGAAAACAATCAAAGGCGAAAAGATAGGTGTCCGAACCGCAATACTTTACCTTTCGCCGCACAATATATCAGGCGTGAATATGTGTCCGATGGCCGAAATCGCACAATGCGACGGACCTTGTCTTAATACAGCCGGTCGCGGCGCAATGACGACAGTACAGCTTTCGC